AGGGCAAGAAGGGAACCTACCGCAAGGAGTATTCCAACAAGAACGGACAGGCGTACCGAAAGTTCGATGCAGACGCAAAGGAACTGACGGATAAGGTGAAGGGAAAGAAAATCCTCGAAGCCGAAAGTCTGGAAATAAAAGTGGGCGGTGCAACGGTAACGGTGAGCAAAAGCGGGGCGGTTACGATCAACTCCCCGGCGGGGATCACCATCAAGGCCGCAGGAACCATGGAACTGTCCGCCAGCACCATCACGGCCAGTGCAGGAACGGTGAACATCACCGGCGGTGGTGGCGATGTGGTGGTGTCCGGCAAGTCCTTGGTGAACCACGCGCACAAGGATAGCCTCTCCGGCGACACTACTCCGCCCGTGTAATGAGGTGCTGATATGTATGTGGGAATTTTCGGAGACGTGATATTCTCCGTGGGACACCTGCGGACGCTGACGCTCTCCAACTTCAAGGGGACTTCCGGCGCAAAGTGGGTGGACCATGAAGTGATCGGCGGAAAGGCAAAGTCGGAATACATCGCTCCAAAGCTCATGGAGTACACCTGCGACATTCTGCTTGATGCCGACCACGGCGTGAATCCGAGGAAGATGCTGAATCGGTTGAAGCAGATGACGGAAAACGGAGAAGTCCATTATTTCATCATCGGCTTTGCCCCGTTGTCAAAAAACAGGTTCACCATTACCAGCATGAGCGACAGCTGGGGTGCTGTGATAAAGCATGGCCTGCTGGTGCAGTGCAAGGTGAACCTGACGATAAAGGAGTATGTGGGATGATCGACATCGGCAGCACGGTGCTTGCTCTGTCCGAAGACAGTGCAGCGCAGGAAGAAGTACAGGATGTTACCCGGCGCTTGCGCACGCTGTACTCAACCCCTCTTGGCAGTCAGGAGGGAGACCGAAGCCTTGGCATTGACCAAGGTGTTTTTCTTGATAAGCCCATGGAAGTGGCAAAGGCCCTGTATGTGCGGGAGGTAACGGAACGCACAGCAGAATTTGAACCCGGGGCACAGGTGGTGCGGGTGGACTGGCTGGAAAGCAAACTGAAACAGGGCGAAGTGATCCCGAAGGTGGTGTACGAGCTTGTCTAAAATCAAAGAGTTTGAAAACATTCCCGAGATCGACATTGACGGGGCGGAAACGCTGGAAGAAGCGGTCGAGGACTGCAAAGCCCTATATGCAAAGTTCGACAAGGAGCTTGACGGAACGGAAAACACCCCGCTGGCGCGATGCAATGAGGCACGGCTTCTCCTGCTGACGCTGGCGCACCGCTCCCACCATGTGATCGAGTATGCGACGGCAGCTCTGAAAGCACAGCTGCTCCCTACCAGCACGGGCACCAATCTGGACAACGTGGCCGCTCTGGTCGGCACAGAACGGCTGCAGGCTGGATGTGCCACGACGGTGCTGCGGTTTACCCTGTCCGCTGAAAGAACCAGTGTCACAAGCATCCCGGAAGGAGTGCAGGTGCGCACGGCGGACAAACGGTATTTCTACACGTCGGAGTATGCAGAGATTCCGGCGGGTGAGCTGACAGTGGACGTTCCGGCGGTGGCGGCAGATGTAGGCGCAGACAGCACCGGCATTGCGGCTGGTGAAGTCAACGTGCTGGTAGACCCGATCCCGTATGTTGCATCTGTGGCGAACACGTCCGCTACCAGCGGAGGCACTGAAACGGAAAGCGACGATTCCCTCACCGAACGGGCATATCTCGCACCGTCCAACACGTCGGTGGCCGGGCCGCCCGATCTGTATGAGTATTTCACTAAGAGCTGGCGCAGCGATATTTCGGATACGAAGATCATCTGCGAGGATGGCTATACCATCTACATCTATTTCCTGCTGGCGAATGGCCGCCTGCCCACCGCGGAGGAATGCCGGGAGCTGGAACGATACTTTGCAGAGGTAAAGAAGCCGATGGGTGATCTGGTGGTAGGAACGCCCCCGGCGGAAGTGCCGTACAACATCGACCTGACTTATTACATTGCATCCAGCAATACGAAGAACGCTTCCACGATCCAGGCAAATGTGAAGCAGGCCGTGGAGGACTACCAGACATGGCAGAGGAAGATCGGCAGGGATATTGACCCGGCAGAGCTTATCATGCGTGTCCGGGAGGCGGGAGCCAAACGCCCACGCCTGACGGCCCCGGTGGATACAAAAGTATCTGAAATCCAAGTAGCGAAGATGGCAAGCTGCAACATTGTCTACGGAGGAATCGAAGATGATTAAACTCCAAGATACGGGCCTGATCGAGGGCCTGCCGCCCGGCATTGCAGAGCAGCATTGGGTAAAGGTGCTGGATGCTGTGTTTCGGGAACGGCAAAAGAAGGAGCTGGAAGCGGTCCGCAAAGTCTTTGTCTACACGGCTATTGATTCAGCCCCGGAGAACATTCTGGATATTCTGGCGGTGCAGTTCAAGGTGGACTGGTACAGGGATGATTACCCCATCGAAACCAAGCGCAGGGTCATCAAGACGGCCATGGAGGTACGGCGGTATTGCGGCACCGAGTGGGCGGTGAAGCAGGCAATCTCCGCAATCTATCCGAACTCGGAGATCGTGGAGTGGTACGACTACAACGGCACACCGGGACACTGGCGGCTCCGAGTGAATATCACAGAGAATGCCGACATTGCCTATTACACCATCAAGAGGATGGAAAGCCTGCTGGGGTATGCCCGCCGCTGCACGGCGCATCTGGAAGGAATAAGCTATCTGATCTTCAACAGCGACGCTCACTCCTACATCGGCACCGGCTACCACGGCACGGCGCAGCGAGTATCTGCCAGGATCACCGGCACCCTGCGGCCAAAAGACCACAAGGCCACCACATACGCCCCGGCGGGCTGCGCTGCCTACCGTATGCAGATGGCGGCCCGCATCAAGGGTGATATTCGCCCGGCAGACCATACAGCAACGGCCCCGGCCCCGGTAGGCGTGGCAGCGGTACGGCAACAAATTGAAATCAAAATTGGAGGTATGAACACATGAGTTGGAATAACAGTCTGTATACCAACATCGGCACGGACATGATGTCCGAAGTGCTTTCCGGCGCGACCATGACGATCACCAAAGCCGTGGGCGGCGCAGGCACTACGGCCGCCGAATCGCTGGCCGCGCTGACCGACGTAAAAGACCAGAAGCAGACCCTTAAAATCCTTGGCATCGAGGACGCGACCGACAGCACCGGCAACGACGCTGGCAAGCGCATCAAAATCCAGATCACCAATGAGGACGTGGAAACCGGGTACATTCTGCATCAGGTCGGCATCTACGCAAAGCTGGCAGACGGCGACGAAACCCTGCTGATTATTATGCAGGACGACCGCGGCGTGGAAATCCCTTCCCACACGGAAAACAGCGATTTTGAGATTGAGCTTTACGGCATTATGGCAATCTCGAACGTTGCCAACATTTCCGTGACCGTTGACCCGAACGCCGTTGCATCCGTGGCGATGGTGAACAAGCAGATTGCGCAGGTCAACACCAAGATCGACAAAGCCAAAGAGGATTTGCAGAAGGAAGCGCAGGAAACCTATCTGCCCCTGACCGGCGGCGAGCTGAAAGGCCCGCTGGTTATGCCCGGCGGCGGCACTGCCCTTAGTATTGAGGACAACGCCGCAACGCACAACATGGTCTATCGCGGCAAGGCACTGGGCACCAGCGTCACGAGCGAGCAGTGGGCAGCCATCAAGGCGGGCACGTTCAAAGACCTGTATCTTGGTGACTACTGGTCTATCGGCGGAGTGGACTACCTGATCGCCGCTTTCAACTACTGGCTTACCTGCGGTGACACTGCCTGCAACACGAACCATCTGCTTGTTGTGCCGCGGAACAATCTGTACACCTACAAGTTCAATCCGACCAACACGACCGAGGGCGGCTACGTTGGCTCTGACCTGTACAAAAACGGTCTGACGCAGGCAAAGACCACCATCAACAGCGCGTTTGGCTCCGCGCACATCCTGAGCCATAGGCAGTATCTGGTGAATGCCGTCACCAACGGAAAGCCCACTGGCTCCGACTGGTACGACAGCACGGTGGAGCTGATGAACGAGAACATGGTCTATGGTGGCAGACAGTTCAGCCCCATGCCGGACGGCACTGACCCGTGGAACACCTGCCGTAACTACACCATCGACAAATCGCAGCTGCCTTTGTTCCACCTTGCCCCGTGGCTGATCTGTAACAGGAACTGGTATTGGATGCGAGACGTCGTCTCGGCAGCCGGTTTCGCGAATGTCTACGGCTCCGGCTTTGCGGACTGCAGCAATGCCAGCGACGCCGGTGGCGTTCGTCCTGTCGTCGGGCTGATCGGCTGATCGAACATCCTGCGGGCCTGTACCGCAGGATTGAGACAGCCCGGAAGGAAGTGAAGAAATGTCCATCCCAAAGCATGAACGTGCGCCGTCCAGACTTGATGCACAGCACATGGCCCGGAAGATCAGCATGGAGATCACAACGGAGCTGGCCCGGACATTCGGATACAGCAAGGCGAAGTTTGAAAAGCGCATTGAGACCATGACAAAATATCTGCCGCCCGGCCCCGACCGGGAGCAGGCGGCAGCGCAGATTCGAGAGCAGGAGCAGGGTTTCAACCTGTGGCTGATCGAGCAGGAACGTCGGAGGATGCACGATCTTTCCCGTGAAATTCCTCTGCACCTGCGGGCTGCAAATTCCATCTGGCCCAGTTGCCAGATGGAGCTTGACGCGCGGCGGCTTGAGCTTGATAAAGCCATTGCCGCCTGCTGGAAGCTACAGGACGAATTGCAGTATGTGGCCGAAACCATCCCGGCAGATTTCAACAAATACACGGGCATTGTGCTTGAAATCGACAAGCTGGTGGCCTACATCAAGAACCTGCGGAAGTCTGACGCAAAACGATTCAAGGCAGCGGCGCAAGCCACTGCAAGTCCGAAACAGTAAACATAAACACATTGGGGGCAGCCTTTGTTCGTCGTCTCGGCAGCCAATTTCGCGAATGTCAACAGCAACGGCAATGCGAACTGCAACAATGCCAGCAACGCCAATGGCGTTCGTCCTGTCGTCGGGCCTTTGGATTTCGCAACTGCACATGATGGGCAAAATTCCCGGTGCAGCTCTGCGAAAGGAAAGGCTGTCCCTTCGTGGCGCAAGCCGCGATAAAGCCCCGAAAGGGCATCAACGGCGATGCTCCCGGTTACGACCGATGGAGCTATCACGCTGTTTTTATTTTTTATGACAAAATTTGAGGATGCAAACTTTCTGTACGAAGCAGGAACGAAAGCAATCAAGCCGTCACCGTACAAGTACGGCACACAGCTTTTTGAGATGAACCACCTACTTGAAACGGCAAAGCTCCAACGGGCTTTCCAGACGGGAACCTATGAGCCGCAGCCGGGCGTGAAGTTCGAGATCAAGGAGCGAGGGCATGAACGCTTTATCACCAGCACAGCAACGGCGGACAAGGCTGTGTCGCACCTGACCTGCGACGAGTATCTAACTCCGCTGCTGAAAAAGTACCTGCAATACGACAACTCCGCATCGCAAAAGGGCAAGGGCGTGGCGTTCCACCGCCACCGCTTCAAAGTCCATCTGCGGCAGTATTACGAGCGGGAGGGCAGCAATGAGGGCTATATCCTGTTTTCTGATTTTTCCGGGTATTATGCAAATATCCTGCATGATGTGGCTCTTGCTCAACTGGAAAAGTATCTCGCAAAGGAGATCGCAGACCCGGCAGAGCTTGAGCAGGTCATGGGTGTGTTGCGCACCACGTTCAAAACCTACGAGCTGGACGTGTCCCGGTTTTCCGATGAAGAAATTCAGAGAATGTATCGGGAAAAAGTCAGTTCCACGCTCAACCTTGGCGTTCCTGCATCCGCCCTGACCGGGCAAAAGATGCTGCGGAAAGGCGTGGACATCGGCAATCAAATCTCGCAAAACGTGGGAATTTTCTTGCCGGTGCCGATAGACAACTACATCAAGATCGTATGCGGAATCAAAGAAGCCGCCCGATATTCGGATGACTTCTACATGATCGCCCGCACGAAAGAAGAACTGCACGGAGCCATGGCGGGAGTGCGCCGGGAAGCCGCTGCACTGGGCCTTATCATCAATGAGAAAAAGACTCACATTTGCAAGCTGGGCGGCCAATACCGCCACCTGCAAATGCTATACTCCCTGCACCCGGATGGTGAAATCACCTGCAAGATCAACCCGAAAGCTATCACCCGCGAGAGGCGAAAGCTCAAAGCCTATAAGCGGCTGGTGGATGATGGCCGTATGGAATACCGCGAGGTCGAAAACAATTTCAAATCATGGATTTGCGCCAACTACAAGTTTATGAGCAGGCAGCAAATCCGCAACATGAGCAGGCTTTTCAAAGACCTGTTCGGAAAGGACATCACATGGAAAAAGAAAAAAGGACATGGACGGTTACGCTGGCTGATGGGACAAAGCTCGAAAACCTGACCCTGAACAACGGCGCAAACACGTTTCACTCTCCCGCAGAGATCACGGAGGACACGTTTGACGGCAAGTTGTCGGAAGTCCACATTGCCGCCAGCGACGGCGATATGACCGGGTGCGCCTACCCGGACACCCTGCACGATGCAGAGCTTGTGCAGATCATGCAGCCCACCGATACCCCGGACGGCCAGTGGGCTTTTATTCTGCGGGAAATCCCGGCAGATGATCTTTTCAAGGCGAAGATTCGGGCACAGCTTGACTTCCTTGCCCTGAGCACCGACATCAATTTGGAGGATATGTAACATGATTGAGCACAGCCCGAAGTTCGATGACGTGAAGCAGCACTACGATTTTCACCTGTGGAAGAAATCCACGGTAAAGCTGGCCGTCAAAAGAAAATGGATTACGGCGGACGAGTACGAGGAGATCGTTGGTGAACCGTATGCAGCATAAAAGCTGGCCTGCCCTCTGTGAAAGCCTGCTGGACAGGCTGGAAACGCTGGGAGCGGACACTGCCACTGAACGAGCAGAGTTTGGTGTGCTGATGGTGGACTGCTGCATGAGAGGGTGCGGGGCGGACCTGCGCCCGAAAGGAGATGTTAAAGATGGCGATTAAAGCCTATTCCTATGCGAAGGATGGGAGCAAGGCTCTGAGTAAGAACTTCCATGTGCGGGAGTTTCGGTGCAAGGACGGGAGTGACCCGATCTTTATCAACGATGAGCTTGTGACCCTGCTGCAGAAAATCCGGGATCACTTCGGCAAGGCTGTGAACATCAACAGTGCTTTCCGCACTGCCAGTCACAACGCCAGGCAGAAGAAATCGTCCAAGTACAGCCAGCACCTCTATGGCAAGGCGGCTGACATCTGGATCGCTGGCGTGTCGGTGGACACACTGGCCGCCTACGTCGAAACCCTGCTGCCCGGCAAGGGCGGTATTGGCCGATACTACACGGACGGCTTCGTCCACGTTGACGTGCGGGAGGTAAAAAGCAGATGGGTGATGCAGTAAGGAGCGGGGTTTGCACCATGGTTGGAGTAATCGGCAGTCTGATCGCAAGTCAATTCGGCGGATGGGATGCTGCACTTTCGACGCTGATCCTGTTCATGGCGGTCGATTACATCACGGGCCTTGTGGTTGCCGGGGTTTTCCACGCCAGCCCGAAGAGCAAAGACGGCGCACTGGAATCCCGCGCCGGGTGGAAAGGTCTGTGCCGCAAAGGTGTGACCTTGCTGATCGTGCTGGTGGCCTGCCACCTCGACACGGTGATGGGGTCTAATTTTATCCGGGACGCTACTGTGATCGCATTCATTGCGAATGAGACACTGTCCATCATTGAGAACGCTGGCCTGATGGGGGTGCCGATTCCAAAGGCACTGACCGGGGCTATTGAAATCCTGAAACAGAAGTCCGAACAAGACAACATGGAGGAATGAACTATGGGTAACTACAAAATCTCGACCGCAACTATCGTCCGTACTGCTTGCCTGCTGCTGGCTCTTGCCAATCAGGTGCTTTCTGCGATGGGAAAGCCCATCATCCCCATTGAAAGCAGCACCGTGGAGCAGCTTGTGACCGCTGGCATCACCACGGTCGCCGCCCTGATCGCATGGTGGAACAACAACAGCTTCACGAAAGAGGCGATTCAGGCGGACAATGTGATGGAGACCCTGAAAAAGCAGGTACATTGACCCGCCGCACAGCTGAATAAAGCATAGCACAACTCCCCGCTGGCAGCCCTAACCGGGCAGCTGGCGGGGAGCTTTTTGTTTGTCTGGAAGTTTTGCACAAAGGAGCCGCGCAAAGTGTGGAAAGTTTGCGCATTGACAACGGTATACCGCATCTTTTACGATTAAAACGAAAAGAAACGCCAAAACGGAAGGAGGAAAACGGCGTGCGAGTGTTCAAACATCTGACCATTACAGACCGATTGCGCATCGAGAAGTGGAAAAAGGAAGGGATGAGGACACGAGAGATAGCGGAGAAGCTACGGGTCAACCCCTCCACGGTGTACCGGGAATTGAAACGGGGGAGCTATGACAGGCTGAACGGAACGACGTGGGAGCTGATCCCGACATACAGCCCGGACATTGCGGAGCAGAAGTACCAGGCGCATCTCCGAGAAAAAGGACCGGGTCTCAAAATTGGAAAGGATCACGAGCTGGCTGCTTATATTGAAAATACCATTATAGAAAAGGACTGTTCCCCGGCAGCGGTGTACGGCTATGCAATGGAAGAAGGACGGACGTTCAAGACGCACATTTCCATCCCGACCGTGTACAGCTACATCAAAAAGGGAGTGTTCCTGAACTTGACACAAAAAGCCCTGCCGCGGCATGGAATCAAAAAGAACGAGTACCAGAAAATCAAAAAGAAGGACCCGGCAAAGGCACCGGCGGGAGAGAGCATCGAAAAACGCCCGGAGGAAGTGAAGACCCGGGAAGAATTTGGACACTGGGAGATGGACACGGTATACTCCGGCAAAAATAAAAGCACTGTTGCGCTGCTGGTACTGACGGAACGCAAGACCAGAAACGAAAACATCATTCTCATTCCGAACCGCCGCGCAGAAACAACGGTACGGGCACTGGACGCTTTGGAACGGAAGCTGGGAGCAGAGAAGTTTGGTACTATATATAAAAGTATCACTGTGGATAATGGAACAGAGTTTGCGATGGCGGATGAAATCGAAAAGTCCTGCCTGAGCGGCAGCCAGCGAACCAAGGTGTATTACTGCCACCCGTATTCTTCATGGGAGCGGGGCAGCAATGAAAACGTGAACGGCATGATCCGCCGCCGGCACCCGAAAGGCACGGATTTCTCGAAGGTGACAGCGGAAGAAATCGCCGCAACAGAGAACTGGATCAACAACTACCCGAGAAAGATTCATGGGTACAAGAGCGCAGCTACTATGTTCCGCCAATGCCTGCGGGAGCTGGGTTTGACCGCATGAACGACACGAGATGAAAAATCTATCACAGAAAAGTCGATGCCGAAAGGGTGGATAGTAGGTAATACATGGTGAAAGTGAACAGTAAATCGAGGCTGAAAGGCTAAAAACCTGACGGCCTGTTTGTGTTGTGGTAAAATCCACAAAAACAGAGCCGATTTTTTGGCGCATTTAATGCTTTACTTTTCAGAAAAGCTCTGTGCCAAAAGTTTTATCTTGCTTTTTGTGCGCAGTTCTGATATACTGTTCCTGTTACCGTGGCACGGGGCCGGGAGTATGCCTTCTGAAAAGGAAATGCCGTTTCCCGCTGCTGTGCCATCGGCCTATCAAATATTTATAAAAAGAGGTATTGCAACATGAACAAGCAGGAAGTTATGGCCAAGGTCGCTCTGACCGAGAAGGATACTGGTTCTCCCGAGGTGCAGGTCGCACTGCTGACCGCTCACATCAACGAGCTGAACGAGCACCTGAAGGCTAACCCCAACGATCACCACAGCCGCCGCGGCCTGCTGAAGATGGTCGGCCGCCGCCGCAATCTGCTGGCCTATCTCCAGAAGAAGGATATCGAGCGTTACCGTGCTCTGATCGCGACTCTGGGTCTGCGTAAGTAAGAATAAACAGAGGGCAGGTACCGCACAAAGGTGCCTGCCCTTTGCTTTTTGTGTGCGATCCCCGTTTTTAAGGACTGAACCAGGGCTTTGCTGCTGCGTGTTGCAGCAGTAAATCGAGGGCCTGTGTTTGCAGCACGGACCTTGGATTTATTGCTATGACTCGCAGGACGATCCCCTGGAAGAAGTATAGAAAAATAAAGCAGGATAACAAAGGAGGCAAACAAAATGGCAATCGAATTTGGCTCCCGCAAGGAGACCTTTGAGAATTTCAAGGTCTACGAAACCATGCTGGCCGGCCGTCCCTTTAAGGTCGAGATGGGCAAGATGTGCGGCCTGTCCAACGCCAGCGCCATGATCCGCTACGGCGAGACCGTGGTGATGTGCAACGTGGTCATGAGCCCGAAACCCCGGGAAGGGGTGGATTTCTTCCCCCTGAACGTGGAATATGAGGAGAAGCTCTACGCCGCAGGCCGCATCCCCGGCAGCTTTATGCGCCGGGAGGGCCGCCCTGGTGAGCGTGCTGTGCTGACCAGCCGTGTGGTGGACCGCCCCATGCGTCCGCTGTTCCCCAAGGAGATGCGCAACGATGTCTGCATCACCATGACGGTCATGAGCCTGGACCCGGACTGCAGCCCGGAGATCGCCGGCATGATCGGTGCATCCCTGGTCACCGCTGTGTCGGAGATCCCCTGGAACGGCCCCATCGGCGGTGTGCAGGTGGGCCTGGTGGACGGCGAGATCGTGCTGAACCCCACCCAGGAGCAGCGCCGCCGCAGTGACCTGGCCCTGACTGTGGCTGCCACTATGGATAAGATCGTGATGATCGAGGCCGGCGCCAACGAGGTGGACGAGGACACCATGCTGAACGCCATCAAGGCCGCCCATGAGGAGATCAAAAAGATCATCGGCTTCATCAACACCATCGTAGCAGAGCGCGGCAAGCCGAAGATCGATTTCCAGGTGGTGGGTCTGGATATGGACCTGTTCCACGCCATCAAGGCAGAGTATCTGGACGACTTCAAGGCCGCTATGGATACCGACGACAAAAATGTCCGGGATGCAGCTCTGCTGCCTATCCTGGATAAGATCGCTGCACAGTACCCGGATCTGTCCGCTGCGGACCTGGATCTGGTGAGCTATAAGATGCAGAAGTTCGTGGTGCGCCGCTGGCTGCTGGACGAGGGCAAGCGTGTGGACGGCCGCGGCATCAACGAGATCCGTCCCCTGGCTGCAGAGGTGGGCATCCTGCCCCGCGTCCATGGCTCCGGTATGTTCACCCGCGGCCAGACCCAGGTGCTGACTACCTGCACCCTGGGCGGCACCAAGGACAACCAGCTGATGGACGACCTGACCGATGAGCAGACCAAGCGGTATATCCATCACTACAACTTCCCGCCCTACTCTGTGGGCGAGGCCCGCGCACCCCGCAGCCCCGGCCGCCGCGAGATCGGCCATGGCGCTCTGGCAGAGCGTGCTCTGGTGCCGGTGCTGCCCTCTCTGGAGGAGTTCCCCTACACCATCCGCTGCGTGTCTGAGGTGCTGTCCTCCAATGGCTCTACCTCTCAGGCTTCCATCTGCGGCTCCACGCTGGCACTGATGGATGCAGGCGTGCCCATCAAGGCACCGGTAGCCGGCATCTCCTGCGGTCTGATCACCGAGGGCGACCGCTGGATGACCATGCTGGACATCCAGGGCGTGGAGGACTTCCACGGCGATATGGACT